GAGCACAAGCAAATAACTCTTTTAATGCTAAACGTCAGGCCACTATAAGATTACGTGGTGTTGATAATAGTGCAGATTATAGAGTATATATAACTGTAGGTAGTACTGTATATGATCCAGTATATACTTCAGATTCAACAGCCACAGCTACTGAGATCTTAACAAATTTAAAAACACAGATTGATAATGAAAGTATAGCCAACCTAACTGTCACTAAACTCAACGGTTCACTTGAACTGACTCATTCTTCTGCTGATTTTACAATAACAACAGACGCTGGTATTGATGGTAAACAGTTAAGTAATTACGGTGATCAAGTTAATACCGTAGCTGATCTACCTACAGAATCAGTTCATGATAGAGTTGTAAAGATCATTAATACTGCATCTAGTGATGCTGATGATTACTATTCTAAGTTTGTTGCTGATGATGGTGTTAAGGGTGAAGGGTATTGGGAAGAAACCTTAGGATATAGTATGTCTCCGGGTTTCACAGCATCTTTAATGCCACATGAATTAGTTAATACTGGTACTGATGCTTTTACATTTAGATCAATTACTTGGACTGATAGATTAGTAGGAGATGATACTACTAATCCACAACCTTCTTTTGTTGGTAATAAGATACAACAAGCTTTTTTTAATAACAATAGGTTAGGGTTTTTATCAGAAGATAATGTAATACTTAGTCAGTCTGGGGAGTTTGCGAACTTCTATCATATAACAGCTCAGACACTTAGTGCAGCAGATCCGATTGATTTAAATTGTTCTAGTACTAGACCAGCTGTTCTGCATGGTATAATACCAGTAGCTTCAGGTTTAATGTTATTTTCAGCGAATCAACAATTTCTTATGTATTCTGCTGATGGTAACTTAACACCACAAACGGCTATGATACGTGAACTCTCTAACTATGAGATGGATACTAATATAGATCCTGTTGATGTAGGTACTAGTATTAACTTTGTTAGTAAAACTGAAGTCTATACTAGAGTATTTAGCATGATGCCTAAAAGAGAAGGTGAGGTTCCAGAAGTAATTAATTTAGGAAAAGTAGTAGATGAATATATACCAGAAACAATTGATAGTTTAATAGCTAGTCCACAGAATTCTTTCATAGCATTATATGGATCTACTTTAGATACAGTGTATTTCCATAGAACATTCCCTGAAGCTGAAAATTTAAGAGCATGGTATAGTTGGAAATTCCCCGGTAACGTATTATATTTTGTTGTAGATTCTGATGCATTATATACTGTAGTAAAGGTAGGTACAGGATCATCAGCCAGGTACAGTTTACTTACATCTAATTTAAGTGCTACACTTATAGATGAAGCTATTACTACTGCTGATGGCTTAAGGATTAACCCTTATATGGATTTCTATACTAAAGCTACAAACGGCTTAACAGGTGGTTCAGAGAAGAAAGTTGTTTTTGATTCTACTAATAATCGTAGTAAATGTTATATACCTTATTCTGATATATCTTTAGCTACACCAATCATTGCTATTTCAGGTGATGCTGCTACTAACTTTAGTACAGATGTTCAGTCTGGTTTTACTACTCAAGCTACACGTGGTTCAGATAGTGATGGTACATTCTTTATAGCAGATAATATAAACCTTGAATCACAAGCTGATAGTGTTATTGTTGGCTACACCTTTGATTATGAAGTAAAATTACCACAAGTTCATTATCAAATACAAGGTACTACAGCAGATTATAGTGCTGTATTAAATGTATCACGTATGAAATTCTCTGTAGGTAGATCCAGTACATTAGGTTTTAAACTTAGTTATAATGGCTACCGTGGGCAAGAAAAAGAATTCGCAACAGATGGAAGTGAAACTGTATTTAGCTTACCATTCGATGTAAAGGATGAAAGCGATATCAAAGTAAGTATAAACGGTAATAATACAACTAGCTTTACTATTACTAATGAAGGAGTGATTACTATGGGTAGTGCTCCAGCAGCTACAGATACAATGATAGCTTATGAAGATACTTGGTATGATCTACAACCAATCCAAGATGCTAATTTATACCTAGCAGATGATGTAGCAATATTAGGTGAAGCAGTTTATACTATACCAATACATCAACGATCAGGTAATTTTTCATTTAAAGTATTTAGTGATTCACCTTTCCCAGTTTCTTTAACTTCAATGATGTGGGAAGGAAACTACAGCCCACGTTATTATAGGAGGAATTAATTATGCAATTTTTTGTAGATGAAAGGCAAGAAAATCAAAACTTAATCAACGCTCAGTTTGCTTATAGTAATGAGATATATTCTTGGGAACGAGCTCAAGATTGGAGTACTTATTACAATACTTTAGAAGCTCAATATGTAGATCAATTGAACCGAGAAACAATTAATAGATATCAAAATCAAGTAGCCTTTAGTAATTGGCAAGATAAAGAAAACATGCGTCTTTATTCTTATAGAAAAGAAGTTGAAGCATATAATGCTAGTGTTAATAGTTATTATGAACAATTAGATTTTAATAATATAGCAGAAGAATTGACATTAAGTGATACAGCTAGAGCTTATCAAGATCAATTAATTTCTATTGGTTTTCAAAATGAAGATTTATTAAATAAATGGCTTGAAGGTGGTAAATCTATCAAACTAGAAACTGAAGGTTTAACAGATAAATTAAATCAAGCGAAAGCTGTAGAAACATTACAAATACAAGAAACTGATATTAATAGAGAATTTGATTTAATAAATGATGCATTAGATAAAGTTGGATTAAGAGATGGGATGGCAGCTACTAAAGCAGATGCTGCATTTAAAATCCAAGGTATGAAGACAGAAAGTTTACAAAAAGTAGGTCAACAAAAAGCACGTGGTCAGGTTGGTAGATCTGCAGAGAAAGCTATGCAAGCTATTTTAGCAAACCACGGTAATGCTCAAATGGCTTTAATGCATAGTATATCTAATGCTGACGATAAATATAATTTAGATTTAAAAAAACTTGCAGCTGCTTTAGAGAATAAAACAAAGCTAACAAATTTACAATATTCTAATATCACTAACCAGTTTACTACTGCTAAAACAGATATTGGAAAAGCACAAGAAAAGGTTGATTTAACATTTGAACAACTTAAAACAGCAACTGACTTCGGTAAAGAGCAATTACAGATGTCTCTTCTTAGTGCTAGTGAACAGAATAAAGCTGATAGACAACGTATTAATATGGATAAATATCAAGCAGATATCAATGCATCACAAAGCCTTAAGACTGCTCCAACAGCACCACCAGCACAAAAATTACCATTAATGATACCTGATACAGTGTATAATAAAGTACCTGATGTTGCAACACCTGTATTACCTAAAAGGAATGTTAATACAGTACATGATACAAGTTTTGGTGATGCTTTAGTTGACATTGGTCTATCAGTTGCTACAAAGTCCATTGGGCCAATAGGGTAACCGTAATAATACATTAAAAACACATGGCAAATCTATTTAGAGGGTACGCCCAAAAATCAGATTATTCAGGGAACTTACTAAAAGGTAAGGATCCCTCAGATAAAATTTTAGAAGAAGGTAGAAAGTATCTTAGTGGTTGGCAAAATGTTTCTCAAGGGGAACAAGCCGACCAACGAAACTACCTTGCAGCTTTGGAAGCTAAGTTCCAAGCAGAACAAGCAGATAGAGCACGTAACCAAAAACTTGAATCTTATTTTGCTGATAGTTTTGGAAAAGCTTTACATAAAAGACATGAAAGTTTAATTAAAAATGCTGAAGCTAATCTTTCAGCAGCTCAATCAACAGCTAAGAAATTAGAAGGTTGGTCAACACGTGCACTTGATTTAGGTGTTAAAGGAGCAGCAGGTTTAGCTAAAGTAAGACAAGAGTTCGGCATGAATCTAGCAATAGATTTAGGCCTTTCATGGGACGATGCTAAAAGTATACAAGCTGTTGAAGGTGCATTAGATGAAACTTATAAAGGTGCTAATGCTGCAGTATTAGAAGCACGTAAGAGAGGTGCATCATGGGAACAGATAAACCAAATACATAAACTTAGTTTCTTAGGAAACCAAGGGTTTAGAGTTGGTGTTGCTATGAATGCAGGTGAAGATTATATAACGAATGGTATTTTAAAAAAACAAGGTTTAAAATATGATTTCCAAGGTAGACAGATGTCATTACATGACGCTACCTCTGAAAAAAATAGAGAAGCTTTTAAAGTAATAATAAAAAAAATACGAACAGAATATTTAGATGAAGTAGTAGAAAATACAGGCATTAAAATGCCACTGCTTACTAAGTATGCTAGAGATTCAATACTTAGAGCAGAAGGTCGTATACAAACAACAATTGAAGAAGGTATAATTAAAGAGGAAAAAGAAGGAGAAGAAAGAAAATCAGCTAAACTAACTGAGGTTAAAATTAAAGAAGGTGTCTATTGGCCTTATGTTAAAAATAGATTTGGTCCAAATAAGGAAAACCGTGCTGGGGTATTAGCAGCAGAACATAATAACCAACTAAATGCTTTTAGTTCAGGTTTACTTAATTCTGTTGATCTAGAATATATTAAAAATATGGAGATAGAAATCCATGGTAAAAAAAAACCATACGGTCTCCAATTTCCAAAAAAAATCTTAGAACTGGAACAAGCTTTAACTAGACATACTGATGATATTAATGCATCTTTACAAAGAGCTACAAAAAATCGTAAATCTGAATTAATTTTTAAAACAGAATCTTTGAGAACAGCGTTGATTAATAGAGAAGAACCGATAAAACCAGGTGAATTAGCTGTGATGATAGCAGAAGCTAATAAACTACATGGTCCTGAAAACGTAATGTCTCAGATGTTAGTAAGTCAAGCTAGAGATCATACATCAGAAGCTAATGATAAAGTATATGAACCTATCCTTGAAAAACTAGAAAGACAAGGTATGGTTACTTCTAGTATTGTTAAATCATATGGATTGACACCTCTAACTGAAAATAAATGGATGAAAATTGCTAAGCAACAGGATCCAACACAACCAAATAAAGCTGAAATACAAATACTTGAAAGTACAGTAAAAACAAGAGTAGAAGATATTTTAGATGGTTATGGGTTTGATTCGGAAGATGTAGCTTCATCAGCTTTAGCAATATATGTAGGACAAAATAGAATTAAAAAATATTTCACTACTTATGCTCAAGATCCAAAATTAAATCGAGGAGATGTTTTACTTCAAGCTGTTGAAAGGTTTGAAGTAGATGTTAAAAAAGATTATCAAATAAAAACAACAGGAAAAGGTGATACATATAAACCTCATTTTGTTACATTTTCTCTTAGTGCTAAACGTCATCCCATACCATTGAGTGAAATTACATCAGAAGAATTTGCTACTAATCCTAAATTACCGTATGAAAAATTATTGTTAGACCCAGTTACATTAGTAAAATATTTTGATGATGTTGCTCAAGGTAAACGTGTAGGTATCCCACCAGAAGTATCTAATTATGTAAGTAAATTTGGGGTTGGACCAAATGGTGAAATTAAAATGACTGAGCTTATGTTTTTAGAAGCACAAAGAAAAATAATAGATCCTGATTTCGAAATACCTCCGCATTTATTACAAATGCATAAAATAGCATTCAATCAGATTAAACCTGAATATCAAAAATATATTATAGGAGCACATCAAAATTCTAACTCTGCACATGTAGCTCTTAAATATAGTGGTTTTAAACATAAAGACTTATCAACTTCTAATAATTTTTCAGATAAAAATACACAAAGTTATTTCAATATGTTTAGAAGCCCAGTGAATTTTCATGCATATTTAAACCTAGATCCAAACGGAGAAAAAGATAAACTTGATTGGACTGAAATGTTAATGATGGGGAACAACTAATGGATAACAGTAGTTCAATACAAGCTAATAACGCTTTACCTGATCCAGAAAAAGAAAAATTTGAACAGGCAGAACAGCGTAAATATGAAGAATGGAAAACTCAAAAAGAAGGTGGTAACCCTACAGAACAAGCTGAGATAACACCACAAGCTGATACTCAACCTGCTACAACAGCTGATGCTATTAAAGGTGGTCCGGGTGATCACTCATGGGGTGGTTATGAAGAACAACAAAAAGCTCAATATGGTTTACAAAAACCTGCTAATGTTAGTCAAGAGGATTGGGATGCTAGACCAGAGTGGTCCAGAGGATTAGAAAAAATTGTAGCTGCTGGTTCTACACCAGCTTTAGGTGCTGCAGATTTCATTTCTGATGCTGCTGCATTAATACCATTTTTACAACCTATTGATGAATGGTGGGATGAAAACTCACCACGATCTAACCACCCAGCTCATAAAGCTATAAGAGATGCTGCTTCTATCATTATACCTACAATGTATGGTGGAGGTGCTATTACAGGTAGTTTCAAGGCGGCTACAGCTGCTAGATCTATACCTAAAGCTACACGTATACTTGGTACAATAGGTGCTCATGCTGGTGTAGACACAGCTGTTACTGCTATATCTTCTCATTCTAAAGAGCAAGATAATATAGCTGCAGCTCTTAATGAATGGTTAGGTTGGGATATACCATGGGCTACTAGAGATGGTGACAGCCCAGACGTAATAAGAAAGAAAAATATCTATGAGTCAGCTGGACTAAGTATTGGTGTGGATTTACTTACATCTGCATTTTCTTTGTCTAAAGCAATGAAAGTTATTCCCGGAGATGAGGCTGCAGAACGTGCTTTAGCTAGACATGCTACAGGTTTTGAAGGTGAAGATCCGATTAGTTTTGGTGTCTTGAGTCGTAGATCTAGTAGAACTAAAGCTCAAAGAGCTGAAGCAATTAGCCGGTTAATAAGAGATCCAAAAGGTGATAGAGGCTATGATCCTTTTATTAATACCCCTGATCTTGGGCCACAGAGTAGAGCTGTATCTGAGTTAGAACCTAATCCAATTAAAGCTAAAATAGATAATTGGAGGATTCAAAATAATATAGGTACCGTTAATGGTAGAGCTAGACCTTTTGTAAGTAATAGATTTATCCAAAGAATGGCTAATGCTAATCCATCTGAAAGAGCCGAAGCTTATAGAAATTTATTTGATAAAGATATCTCTGCTAACGTAGGTGCTAAGATTGATGGTACAGTTATACCTCCAGAGGAAATAAATAAAGCTGTAACCAGTTTATATAATAATGTTTTTAATCCTGATATTAAATTAAATTTTATGGAATCCATTGTTAATGACATGAAAACTGGATTCTTTAATAAACAAAATTACATGGGCCAACAAGAGTGGCGTATTGTTAATGAAGCTTTTATTCAAGCATTTGAACAGGTTTATAATCCTAAAGTAATGCGAGCATCTGCTTTAATTACTAACCAAGCAGCAGGTACAATTGCTGATACAGCCTCTGCAATTGGGTTGATTGGTGATGTAGCAATGACAGGTAGGCAACAAGAAATGATTATTGAGAAGCTTAGACTTTTAAGTAGAGAAGTTAGAGCTAATCAATATATATCTAATAAGGTCGGTGAGTATAAACAACTCGCAGGTGCTAGAAATCCAGCTGCTTTAAAGGCGTGGATTCTAGATCAGAATACTGATTTTGCTAGAGGCTTAAAAGCTGTAAAAGATAAAGGAGAAGAATTCTATCAAACTTTAGAAACAATTGCTAAAAATAATCCTGAATATCTTAAACCACTTGCATTAGCAATGGAAGCTACTAACGGTGAAGTAGATCAAATATATAAACTAAACCGATGGGCTGAAGAAAACGTAGGATTTTTAAAGAAAGCTTTTTATGATGGTAATCCTCAAGTACCTAGTTTAATTGTTAAAGGTTTACAAGGTGTACGCTATAATCATATTCTATCTGGCCTTGCACCACTAAGAGCATTAACAGGTAACTCTATGTTAGCTGCATTTAAACCTGCTACAGTACTAGCTGGTGCTAGAATTACAGGGGATACAGCTACATTTAGAAAAGCTTTGTGGACTTATGGTGGTATTCAAGAAAACTTCCAACGTGCTTATAAAGTAATGGGTGATGAATGGCGTTTAGCTAAGTCACGTCCTGAAGAAGCTATGATGCGTGGTCGTGCAGACCTACGTCAAGCTAAGATGGATAACTTTGAAGCATTAGAAGCTATGTCTGAAGTTTGGAAAGCTGAAGGTAATAATGGTAAAGTAGCTATGTGGAATATAGCTAAAGGTTTATCGTGGTACAATAATAACCCATTTGTTAGATGGGGTATTAATGCTATGTATGCTATTGATGGTTTCACTAATTCATTAATGGCTAGTGGATCTGCTAGAGCTAAAGCATATAATATCTTAATGAAAGAAACAAATGGTGCGTTTAGTGCAGAAGTTTTTGATAAATTACAAAAAAGATTATATAGCCAAGCGTTTGATCATACTGGATTGTTAACAGATAAAGCAGCAAAACATGCTTCTCAAGAGATAGCACTTAACTTAGATAGTCAGTTAGCAAATGATCTTAATACAATATTAGAAACAGTTCCAGCTGCAAAATCTTTATTCTTATTCCCTAGAACTGGTTTAAATGCCTTGAATTTATCTTGGACATTTACCCCAGGTAGTGGTCTAATCCCTTTACAAACTAAGGTTCGTAAGGTATTTACAGCTTCTACTAAACAGGAAATAGCTGAAGTATTGATGGAACATGGTCTTGAAAATAGTGATGATGCTTTCCGTACACTTAAATCTGAATACATTGGCCGTCAATTAATGGGTGGTGCAGTGGTTACAGGTGCAGGTATGTGGGCATTACAAGGTAATTTAACTGGTAATGGTCCTCAAAGTGCTGGTGAACGTAAGCGTATGGTTAGCATGGGTTGGGAACCTAATTCTATTAAGAACCCAATCACTGGTAAATGGCATAGTTATAAAGGATTCGAACCATTTGATTCATTACTTGGTCTTGTTGGAGATGCAGTATACTTCTCTAACCGTGTAGACCAATCATTAACTGAACAATTATATCAAAAAATAGCATTTTCCATTAGTATGAACGTTGCTAATAAAACATTCCTTAGTGGAATGGAACCATTAGTATCTATGTTCTCTGGAGATGAAGGTGCATTTAATAGATTCCTTGTATCTCAAGCGGATTCTTTAATACCTTTTGCACCATCTGGTATGAGAAGTGTGTTAAATCAAGCTATATCTCCACAATTAAAAGATGTAGAAAATGATTGGGCTTCGTTAATGGCTAATAAATGGAAGTTTTTAAGTCCTCCCGGTTTAATGGATCAGTTAGATATATACACAGGTAAACCGATTAGATTCCAAGAACCATTTACTGCAGCAGTTAATGCTTTTCTACCATTTGGTAAATCTAATGGTGATATAGAACCATGGAGGCAATGGTTAATTAGTACAGGTTGGGATAATGTACAAAGCATGAGAACTAACCCTATTACTAAAGAACTATTAAGCCCTGAAGATCGTAATTGGATTAATAATTGGATAGCTAAAAATATGAATTTAGCTGGTCAAATTGAAAGTATGATGAATTCAGAAGATGGTTTTTGGAATAGAAAAATGAAGGAATATAAACGAGATAGAGGATGGAAAAAACAAAAAGATTATCCAATCAGAGAACTGGTAGTACATCAAGAGCTATCAAGAATCCATAGAAATGCTATGAAATATGCGTGTTCTGCATTGGAAAGATACCATTCGCAGTATTCACAAATAGGATTACAAAATACTAGGATTAAAAATGCTTTACGACAAGGTAATATGCCAGAAGCTCTGAAAGCAAATGAAACAAAAGAGGACTTAAGACGTTTATTAGACTTCTAACATGACCGTAACAATTGAAAATACAACTACAGCGAATGGGACTCAAACTGATTTTAACTTTACATTTCCATATTTAGATACTACTGATATTAAAGTTAGTATTAATGGAGCTGATCAAGCTACAACTAAATACTCGCTGCTTAATGCAACAACAATTCGATTTAATGATTCCGATAAACCTGCTAATAATGACGTTGTTAGGATTTATAGAAGCACTTCCTCTGATAATCCTAAAGCTACCTTCTATGCAGGTTCAGTTATAAGAGCTGGAGATTTAAACGATAACACCCTACAAAATTTATATATAACTCAAGAGGCTAATGTTGATGTATTGAACGCTTGGAAGACAGGTGATCAAACCATTATAAGTACTGAGACTTGGCATACATCTGATGATACAAAGGTAGCTACTACCAAAGCTATTGAAGCACGTATAGATGCTAAAATTGATAATATTTCTGGAGAAGTTACAGCTAATTCATCTGGTGTTACAGAGGTTGCCGATGGAAAAATTGATCTAGCTAATTTAAAAGTTAGTAATGCTGGTAGTGTTGGTCAATACCTACAGAAATCTAGTACTACTGAAGGTTTAACATGGGCTTCTGGAACCACAGTAGGTGGTGCTGCTAACCTTGATTTTAACGATGATGTTAAAGTAAGATTTGGTACAGGAACAGATTTTGAGTTATATCATAATGCAACAAATAGTATTATAGATAATAGTACTGGTACATTATTTTTACTTTCAGATAATATAACTTTTAAAGATAAAGATGATGGAGATACCTACGCAGCTTTTACTCATGATGGTGCTGTAACTTTATATTATGATAATGCTTCAAAGTTAGCAACATCAAACACTGGTGTCACTATAACTGGTACAGCTGTTGCTGATGGCTTTACTGGTAATGTAACTGGGGATGTAACTGGTAATGCAGGTACATTTACAGTTTCAGCTAATAACTCTACTGATGAAACAGTTTATCCTGTATTTGTTGATGGAGCTACAGGGTCTCAAGGTGCTGAAACAGATACAGGTTTAACGTATAACCCTAGTAGTGGTTTATTAACCAGTACATCGTTTGCTGGTGCATTAACTGGAGACGTTACAGGTAACGTATCTGGATCAGCCGCAACTGTCACTGGAGCAGCTCAATCAGCTATACAGTCTGTAGGTACTCTCGGTAGCCTTACAGTTGGTACAGGGGATCTTGTAGTTGATACAGATACACTTCTAGTTGATTCTTCAGAAGATAGGGTGGGTGTTAATAAAGCATCTCCTGTATCAGCATTAGATATAGTAGGTAGTGTAACTCAATCAGCTATAACACCAGCTGCTCTTGAAGTGGATTGTTCTGCTGGTAATTATTTTACTAAAACTTTAATAGGTAGTAGTACAATTACTTTTGCTAATATACCTGCAGGTGTGGTTTATGGTTTTATACTTGAAATAACAACACCAGCTTCGGCTACAACAATAACTTGGCCTGATGGTACAGGTGGTGATGGTGGTACTGTTAAATGGACTGGAGGTAGTGCACCAACTACTGCTAGTAGTAAAACTCATATATTTAATTTTATTACAAGTAATGGTAATGGGGATAGTACTACGTGGCGTGGTTCGAGTTCTCTTGATTATACAACGTAAAAATTATGCTTGTATTCCCTACATATCAAAAATTAGTAACAAGTAAAGGCTTACCTGATACTGTTGCACTAGCTGGTTCTTCTGGTTATTGGTCATATGCAACTAATAGTACTAGTGTGAATTCTGATTTTACTTTAAGTTTAAGTAATGTTCCTACAGTACCAAGAGCTGGTAAAAGGGTAGTTTTAATACACTTTAGTTATAGACTTACTGGTTCTGATGCTTATGATGCATATAATACTTGGTTTAAACCTAGTGGTCAAAGTGGAAGTGCTACAATCACTTTAGGTGGAGTTACACCAACCTTTTACACTTGGGGCCGAACTCTTTATAATGGTACTGGAATATATATTATGAGGACTAATTTAAATACATCTGGATCAAATGCAAGCGTTTCTTTTGATTTTGATAATACTTCATTTGACACTTCTGGATTAAGTGATTTTACTGCTCCAGGTGGGTATGGTTTTACTATTTGGATATTTGATTATGTCGAAGATTACTGGGTATCTGCACATGGTTATAATAGTAACTCAAGTTCTAGTGGTCAAAGTGGTTTGAATGATGCACCGCCAGGAAGTGGTAGTGGTTTCACAGCTTCTCATAAAGCAATAACAGGTCACTCATCTAATTCTAATGCTCTTAACTGGGATCCATCAGACAGTTCGACATATACAACTACATTAGACACTGATATTGGAACAAATGAAAGGATTGAAACTAGTTACTCGTTTGAAACCACTGCATCACCATCAAACCTAAGTGGTGATATGGATGTATCAAGTGGAAGTGCTTCGGGTGGGGTATCTACTGCTTTATCATTTCTAAGGTTTAAACCATCAACATCTTAAAAAATAAATATGAATTACGCAATTGTCGATGGTACTACAGTTACTAAAACTGGACCCATCTTTGAATTATTTCCTAATGTCTCCTTTCCAGAGACTGGTCCTCCAGCTGAATTTATTACTAACAATAATTTAATAGAAATTATTAATACCTTAAATATAACTGAACCTGATCAGAAATTAACTACGGTTGATGTCTATTTAGATTCAGGTAAAGCTTATTCAGTAAAAGTAGAGACATGTACGGATACTGAAAAGGCTACAAATATAACTAATAAATGGGTAAGTATTAGAGCACAAAGGGATGAAAAATTAAAAGAAACAGATTGGCGAGCTTCTAGTGATCTAACTCTTAGTGATGATTGGAAGACTTACCGGCAAGCTCTTAGAGATGTACCTACTCAATCTGATCCTTATAATATTACATGGCCTACACAGCCGTCTTAATTTACAGTGGAAATACCATCCATTAAACCAAAACTGCCAGATGCTTTAGAATTTCAAGATATAATTTTGAAAACTCCTACAGCAGATATGCCAGTCTTCCCACCCATTGTAATACCTCCTAGTAACTTAGAATCTCCTAAAGGAGTAGAAAAAGAAGAAAAGGAAGAAGTACAAACAGAGCAACCTAAAGTAAAACTACCTGTTATTGATATTGACTTACCTTTACCAACAGCAGAAGTCGTAGCTACTGCAACCTATGCAGCTGTAGCAGCTGTAGCCACTACCACTCTTGCTACACCTTTCTTTGACAAAATCAAGAAACAAGTACAGAAATTCTTACAAAAAAAAGTTGATAAATGGAAGGAACAAAAACAGAAAAAGAAAAAGGATTCTTCAGTAAATTAAAAGATGCTGCAGAAGACCAAGAACACCAGATACAAATCTTAGGAACATTCGTTAGGCTAGGTGTTGTAGTTTGGTCAGGATTTATTATAACCTTAAACTATGTAGAAATACCTATGATTAGGAAGAGTCCTGGTGGGGATATTACTTTTCCGGCTTCAATTTTCACAGGAGCACTTGCAACCTTTGGCTTGACTACTGGTAATGGTAATAACAACAAGAAGAACGAAAAACCAAAGTAATGAAGAAATGGCTTTTACTCTTAATGCTGGTATCACCTACAGCAATTAGAGCAGAAATTGTAACCCCTAATTTTACTCAGGGGTCAATGAATAGTACTACAACTACAACTCAAGATATAACAGAAACAATAACAACAACCACCTATGGAGCAGCATTAAGCAAATGGTCTGGGGACAATATAACCCATACATCAGCAAGTTCTGGAGGAATAGTAGACGAAGATTCAATCTTTACTCTGACAACTCCTGGCTCAGACTTCTCGTTAGAAGTAGTAACCAGAGCAGCCAGTCAGATAATAGAATTGATAGAGGTAGACAGAACTATCGTAACGGACTCTACTACTGTTTCCTTATCAGTCTTCTCTCAATAGCACCTGTTAAAGCAGAAGGTGAGACAAATAACACGTCAAATCCTGTTGCAGCTGCGACGGGAAATGTAACCAATCAAGCTGTGCAATTCCAGAACAACGGTGCACCTTCAAGGCAGCATTATGGGTCTGGAGTAAGCTGTAATGGCAGTACGATGACATTCAGCCCCTTCTACATGGGTAATCATACAGTCCCATTTGATGAGGAGATGTCTCAGAGAAGTTACACAGTAGCTGAAAACTGGGGAGGACAGATAAATTTTATGTTTCCATTAGACCGTAAGGGTTTAGCACAATGCAGACGTATAGCTGCAAGACAAGAAGAGAAAATGAGGCTTGATTACGAGCTAGTTCGTGTGCTCAAATGTGCTGAACTTCAACAAAAAGGTTTTATGTTAGCTGAAGATACACGTGTTTATAGTATGTGTAATGATGTTGTCCCTATAGTTAAGTATGAAAAAGAAAAGAAAGCTGCAATTAAGCAGTATTTAAAAACTGAATGTACTCCAGTTAGAAGATTTAAACCTATTTGGAAAAATCAAGAGTACAATTGCCCAGCAAAACCTAGTAAATAATGGCTAAAAAAGCTACGGAAGAACAGTTTAACGAGTTACATAACCTTGTTACAACTGAATTCCTTAAAAGAGTTAAGAGTGGTGAAGCCACCGCCCACGAATTAAAAGCAGCCTGTGACTGGCTAGTTAAAAATGATATCAGTGGTGTTGCTTATGAAGGTAATCCACTGGATAAATTGGCATCCGTAATGCCTAAAATTGACCCAGACCTTGTACAACGGAGACTCCATGCGAATAGCTTCAAGACCTACTAAAACTAAATCTAATATAAATCCAAGAGCAGCAGCTGCTTATCAAAAATATCTTAGTGAAAGGAAAAAAAGAAAAACTACACCTAAAAAACCTACTGCATCTAAACCGAAACCTAGAGATTACCATCCTATCCCAAAACCTTCAAGACCTTCAAGACCTTCAAGACCTACTAAACCATCTACAAATACTAGACCTAAACCAAGACCTGAGCAAATAGATCCTTGGAAAAAACCTACTAAATCTACTCGTGGGATTAAGAGACCTACTCGTGGGATTAAGAGACCTACTCGTGGGATTAAGAGACCTACTGGTATAAGAAGAAGAAGATTAACTATACCTAGAAGAAGAAGGAGAAGGTAATGGCAAGTCTAAGCACGAAGTACTATAGATCTCATGCTAAGGCAAGAGCAAAAAAGAATTCCTATCAAAAAAAGTTTAATAGCAGCACAACTCAAATAAGTAAGAGAACTGCTTTAAACAAAGAAAACAGACGCAGAGGAACTTATGGCAATGGTGATAAGTTGGATGTCTCCCATAAAAAAGGGGGAGGCACCAAACTCGAAGCCCAAGCAAAAAACAGAGCCAGAAATAGAGGAAAAGCGTGACACCCCTACTACCAACTCCTAAACATTACTTATACAATCTAATAACCATGACAAGTCCACAAGCTAAAAAGCTCTGGAGAAGAGCTGTTAAAGAGCACTTTAATTGTCAATGCGTTTATTGTGGAAACCATTATGAAATCAATCAACTTACACTCGATCATGTTAAAGCTAAATGCAACGGTGGAGAAACAATTACAAAGAATATGGTACCAGCTTGTAAAAAATGTAACAAGGAGAAAGGTAGTAGACACTGGAGGGACTGGATGAGAGATACGTTTGGATACAAACCGTATAGAGAGGAGCAAATTTTATCACACATTAATTAACTATGAGAAAGGATAGGCTAACCACTGCAAATGTTAATAGAAAAAAAATACAAGATTTAGATGTTACATCAGCTTTAAATCGTTTTATGGATGAAAAAAAACAATCTAAATCTAAACCACAATCTAGTAATCAATTTGCAGAAAATCTAGGCGTTTCAACCGATGATGAAGTTGGTAGTCTTTTAAAGGCTGCTATAAATAAACTAAGAACAGATCCTAATGATTTCCATGCAAAAATGGCATTAGAAGGTATGGGTTTCTTATATAAATATGAAAATTTAAAAATAATAAATGGGGAATTAGATAAGGATCCAACTTATTATAATTTTAGTAAGTATAATAATAATGATTTAGATAATCAAACCCAAGAAGAAAACCCAATATACGATGACGGGGAACCAGAACCTGAATTACAACCAGATCAGTATAGAGAAAGTACATTTGAACAAGGAAAGGAAACAACCAGTAAGATTGGCAAAATAGGTGATAAGGATTGGACAAAAGATCAGAAATACGATAGAACAGATCCTACACAAAGAAGAGACAGACGTTTAGAAGATAAATTAGTTGAAGGTCGTCCGTTAGATAAGTTTAAACTTAATGTAGAACGGGGTAAAACTGGTACACCTGTAAGCGAATTATTCCATAAGGATAAAAGAAGGCGATGACAGACCTAGTTACTGGAACTCAAATAGATATCGCAGCGTTTGATTCTGGGGTATCTAATGAGGATAAAAAGAAACAGCTTAGAGGTACACGCTTTGCTGATTGGGTAGAAGATCGTGGTCGTGATTTTGTAAGTGGTGTACAGGCAGCTTCACAGGACCAAGAAGGTATAGGAGATGATATTCTACGCTTTGGTGGTAAATTACTACAAGGTGCAGGTGCAGTAGCTGAAGCACCTGTAATTAAACAAGGTTTACAAGTATTAGATGCTCCAGTTCATTACCTAGCTCAAGGTGCTGGTAATGTAGCTGAAAAAGCTGGTATAGATCCTAGATTGGGTCAATGGGGTGTTAGAGCTC